TGAAGCCAGCCTCTTTATCAGGTTCTGGTAGTAATTCCGCTGGACGCCACTGCTTAGTGCGTTCTGCAGTTTCACGGGTATCAAGTTCTCTTTTCAGTCTGTTTTCAGCCATTATCGGGCCTCCATTTTCATAAGTTCACGGACATATTGCTCAGGTGTAAGACCCAACTTCTTAGCGATAGCAACTTGTGTTTGTGTAAGTTTTATCTTCTTAGAAGAGGTACTACGCGTTGCCGGAGCAACTACCGTGCTAGGTTTTGTACGCGGTTGTGTTTCCACAGGCGTTTCGTCTTTTTCTTCCCCAAAGTACTCTGGGAAGCGCTTACGCATCGTCTCATCAATACGCTTGTAGTATTCATCAGTCGTTGCATACGCAATACCGTTCTGCTTGACCAGCTTTTCATGCAGCCCTAGGGCCAAACTAGTCATTTCCTCATCTTGACCGAACCATCCGTTGCGCTCTTGCCACGCAGCAGCTTTAGGGTCTCGTTTAGGAACTTGCAGCTCTTGTTGCGTTTGTACATCAAAATTGTCCTCTTGTAAAGGGGTAGGCTTAAAATTATTTATACGGTCAGTTTTAATCTTGGCCGCAGCAATCTTTTCCTGTGCCTCTACAAGTCTGTCAGCATCGCCAGCCTCATAAGCTTCACGATACTCACGTTTTGCCATCTCTAGCTCACGGTCAGCAGCTTCTTTAGCTGAGTCAACCATGGCTTTTTCACCGGTAGTTAGACGCTCTCTCAAGCGTTTATTTTCCTCCAGTACCCGCTGAGCAGCCGCCAAAGCCTCTTGTTGCTCACGCAACGCACGCTCTTTTTCACGACGCTCATCGTGCCAGACCTTTTTCATCTGTTTTAGACGAATCTTAACTTTCTCGGAATAATCTTCCAACTCGTCTTTTTCCAGCTCATCTACGAGTTCTTTTGGTAAAGGCTCGCGACCGCGGTCTTGGGCAGGGGTGTCATCTTCAATTTCGATGTCAATATCTACTTCAGGCTTAGCATCGGCCTTAACATCGTCTTGGGAATCCTCAATTTCTACTTCATCAGGAAACTTATATTCGTTAAGTTCCATCATTTTCTCATTACTTGGTAATGGCATAAATTACTCCTATTTGCGCTTGATTCCGCGTGGGTCGTCTACTACGGCCTCTACGGAGTCATCGTTGATAATTCTGAATTCACGGCCGTGAATGACTAGACGTGTACCAGAGTTTGGTCTAACCAAAATAAAATCGCCTTGTTTACACCATGCACCTGTAGGGAAACGAGCTGGGTCCTTGTAGCAATCTGGGCCCAATTCAACCACAAATAACACGGTTGTTAAGACTTCTTCATAGTGGATAGTTTGGTCGGCTTTTAAAAGTCCGCTCTCGTATTCCTTTTCGATGTCGGGAATTGCACACAAGATACGGTAGCCTGAAGGTTTTGGCAGTTGTGATGCCTTATCTTCTTTTGACTTGGTCAAAACGGCATTTAAATCCACCGCCTGACTTAAGTCTAAGGTTTCACTCATCAGAGTTCTCCATGCGTTGTTGTAGGTCTAAAATGTAACCACGAGCAGTGAGCAGACCTTTTATCTCACCACAAGTTCTTTTGTACTCCTCGAACGTCTCAGGTCTCCCTGTCGACACATGTTCTTGAAGTTGTTGTACTTTCTCGTCTACTTGCTTTACAAGTAGTTCAAAGGCCGATGTAGCCATTACTCACCTCTTGTCGGTTTTGTACTTGATTTGGCAATATCCACACCAATTCTTGTACCTTCTAACTCCTGTTTAAAAGTCATTTCTTCTTTATCTTTAGCAATCTTAGCTCCTAGCTTAGTGCCTTCGATTTCCTCTTGTGATGCTATGCGCATCTTCTCGACCTCGATTTGCTCTTTCTTGAGTTGAGCATCAACTTGGTCTTTTTGGGCCTTACGGTTGACTTCCATCGCCTTAATCTGCAACTCTTGTTGTTGCATTTGGATGATAGGGTCTTGCGCTTGTTCAGCGGCTTGCTGTTGTGCAGCTTGCGCTTGATTGTTTTGCAATACAGATTGAGAAGCTTGGGCAACCAGACGAGATAGTTGGACCTCGTACTCTTCTGGCAATTCTTCGTTTGGAGCCGGAAGTGGAGCGCCAATCTGTTGCTCAATCATATTTCTATACTTGAAGCCAAAATGTTCTGCTATATGGGCTTGTAAAGACGCCATTACTTGTTGTCCCATTGGATTTTGACCAATCATGGCCGCAGTTTGTGGGTCTTGTAAGAAATTAGTATGTGCTGCTATATGTGCATCGTGGTCCTGATAGATAAATGCCTTAAGAGGCTTACCTGTCATAGCATCCATATTCTCGGATAGCGGGTCTTTTGGTTTCATGTCATCTTGCATCGGGATGAGTTTCTTAGCGTTCTTGACACCTAGAACCTCAATCATCTCTCTATGCAATTCAGGCAAGTCATAAATCTGTGGAGCAGACTGTGCTAACTGGATAACCGCTTGATACTGAACTACCTTCTGAGCCATAGTCGCAGCGTTAGGGTCAGAAACAGGAATAACCTCAACCATGTCGTAGTCTGACTTCTTAGCTTTACGGTCACCTTCTTGTGGCTCGTAGTTGTATTGCTCAGGTGTATAGTCCGCAATAATGCTCTTTAGCAAGCGGAACTCTTGTTTCATTGAATAGTGAATGCGAGCTTGAACAGCAGACATCACCTTCAGTGTGCGCTCTAAAATCGCCAAAGTGGTGCCGACCGGTGCGTTTGCACTCATATCGGACACCTTCATGTCGCCAGCCGCAGCAAAACGACGACCTTCTTCAACGATAGTATTCAATAAAGAATACAAAACTTGACTTGGCTCTTTGTATGGCAGAGTCATCAAGTTATCTTTAATGGTGCCAGAGGGCACGTCCACGTCCCTGAATTCGCCCGGTGCAATAGGCGTGTCATCGCCTTTCACACGCAGCCCCCTAGCTTTGAAACCGCCCGGGAGATTGCTTAGCGTACCAGCATCAACAAGCTGGCGTATGAGTGAGGTTCCAGATTTAGCAAAGGCACCAACCAAATGAATAAGGCCAAAGCAATAAAAACCAAAACCGGGCACATAGCCATAATGAACGAAGTGTTGTCTCTTTCCATAAGTTTCATCGTCAGGGTTCCAGTTTCTACGGATTGCAAGAACCGTGCCTGTACCTTTTTCAATCGTGACGACATATGGCAACGCGATGCCTGTAGGTTTACCATCTTCATCCTTATGTTCATAACCGGGCAAGTCTAAATTGACGTGCATCTCAAGAACTTTATAACGGTCGTCCGATGTAGCTCTAAAGCCCATCTTCTCCGCAATCTTTTTCTCTACTTCATCTAATGACTCTTCGGGAGCTCCCAAATCTACGTCACGATAAAAGCCAGCTACCTGTAACCTTCTTAAGTCATTCTCTGTCTTACGCATAACATGCGTTACACGCTCAGCAGTCTCCAGATTCGAAGCACCGTATGGTACCACAATATCTTCTGCTGGAATAAACATACTAATCTGGCGTTGTAAGCTTGGGTCGTAATACACTTTCTTAAAGGCATTACCCGCAAGACCTAAGCCCCACAACATGCGCTCATGCTCTGGGCGGAACTCAACCATCACATCAGTCAACTGATAGTTCATATCGTCTTGAACACGCTCAGCTGCTTCTTTTTTCTCTTTAGTTTCTTTACCAATAATCTGTGTCTTAACTGGACCAGCGGCAGGGAATGTTGCCATCATAGTCTCAGCTTGGAACTTTACAAGCGCTTCGCTCAATAGTGGGTGGTACACGCCACATGCGCCTTCCCATGGCTCTGAACGCTCTTCAATCTTCATGCCTAACAACTCAAGACCGTCTACATATGTCTGCATCCAATCTTTGCGAGCTGCAATATCTTCTTCAAACTCACCAATTAAATCGCCTGCCAAAGACTCGAGTTCTTTTTCATCCATTACCTCAGCTAGGTTGGTACTAAACTCGTCATCACCCTCTTCTTCAGGTTCAATCTCAATCTCCAACCCGTCCATATCAATCTTGACAGACTCTGGGTCCTCGATTTCAATCTCAATATCGGGTTCTATTTCTGCTGCTGCAGCTTCGAGTCCCACGGGTGCTTGATAAAGTCCTTTTTCGATTGCCATATTAATCCTTAATAAAATGCTTTCTTGCGGCGAAAGCTAGGCAGTTCATCCTTTTCATCGGAGTCTAACCTAATAAATCCTCCACGTCTATATCTTAACAAAGCTTGTGTCATACTATCGACCAAGTCATCATGCTCGCCTGACGGAAACGACGCTACTTCTTCTACCAATTCTTCTGCCCAGCTAGTGTTAGGAACCCATACTCGCCCACTGGCGAAGATATCCGCAACACTGTTAAGTCTGGCTACTTTGTCATTACCCTTGCTAGGAGTGTACTCCTGCACAGGTATACCCATCGCTCTTAGCTCAAACACCAACGGAGCTCCAGAAGCCTTGGCTTCCACAATAAGTGCGTCCGGGTCCCACTCTTTATACTCCTGCATAGCGCGTTGTTTCAACTCCGGAAACTCCATACGCTCTTTAAAACAGTTGAGCAGGATAATATTTGCCTGATTAGTGCCTGTATCGTCAGGTTTATAGAACACACCCCAAGTAGTACACGCACTAAAGTCGCTGCGTTGGGTCTTTAAAAACGCCGTATCCCAAGACTGGATAAGAAATTCACAGTGTGGAGGGGAATCTGACTCCCAAATATTCCACCATTCCCTCTTAATAATCGCCGAAACGTCACTTGTCGGCTGCTGCATGTACTGAGCCATCCATTTTGAGTTCGGAAGTTCAGCTTTTAGCGCTTCTAATTCAATTTTTTTCCAAAATTCAGGCCAAAGTGGGCGCCCAGACGGCAAAATCGCAGGAAACTCAATAACTTCCCACTCTTCTCCGCTTCTTTGGGCTGCTGCTTTGAGAACTTGACCGGTTAAGTCCTTCTTAGACCACCGTGTCATCACAATTACGATAGCTCCACCCGGTTGTAAACGCTGACGAGGGCCTGATGTGTACCACTCGTAGGTCTTATCGTAGATTTCTGGGTTGCTCTCGCTTAACGCCGCTTCTTGTTCCGAGTGAGGGTCGTCAATAATGAGGAGGTCAGCGCCTTTACCTGTAACTGCGCCACCAATACCAATCGCAAAATACTCTCCGCCCTTGTTAGTCGCCCACCGCCCAGCAGCTTTAGAGTCAGCCTGTAGTGCAACTTCTGGAAATATGTCTTTATAAACGTCGGAATCAACAAGGTTACGTACCTTTCTACCAAACCCCACCGCCAACTCGGCAGTGTGAGAAGTCTGAATAATCTTCTTTTGTGGAAATTTACCTAAAAACCACGCCGGTAGCAAGTAAGACGCAAACTCAGACTTAGTATGACGAGGGGGCATGTTAATAATCAAGCGCTTACACTGCCCACTAGCCACTCTTTCAAAGGCCTCGGCCATCTCTTTGTGGTGCGCACCGTGAATAAAGCTAGGCCAGACGTAGTTAACGTACGTCATAAAGGAATCTTGTGCCTGTTTAGTTACCTCAATCTCAGTCCGCTCGGCCAATAAATTACCGAACTTAGCTCGAACATCAGGAGGTAGCTTGTCCTTATGCTTCTTCAGCAGGGCCAGCTTCTGCGGGCTTAACGGCATCTTTCTCCTTAACTTCCACGTCGATTACGCCAATCTCCTCATCCGACATTGCCAGCAAACTTTGCAGCTCATCGGCCGTTTCCGGCTTGACTTCTTCTACCTCACCCAAATACTTCTCAAACAACTGCTCAAGCTCAGTATCAATCTGCTCGACAGTTCTGTGGGTCACGTTAATATCAATACGTTCTGAGAAGAGTCCAACACTTGTCACTTTACCTAATAACTCAAGCGCTTTTAAACGAACTTTAGGGTCTTCGTTTTCAGCATCTACAATCAGTTTGTTTGTCACAAAGTTACGCAGGCGTGCAGCTACGTTTAATAATTCAAAGTCATACTCAGACAAAATAGCTTCTGCAACCGCTAATTGCCCGGCGTTCTTTTCAGTAATCTTAATGGTTTTGCCTTCGGCAACGGCTTGACGTGCTACCTGTCTATCTTCGGGTGTAATTTCCATAGAAGCACCCATTTCTATAAGGTCACGTATTGAAGCTACAGCAAGCTTCGCTCTATCACACCATAAGGGAATTTCCTCTGGCTGTGTGTCAAACGGGAATGGAATCCCTGATTCAGGTTCAATTACTATCGGCATGTAAGGGCTCTTGTCGCTCCAGTTGAATGGAGTATATAACAAGATTTTAAAAATGCAAGTAGAAAAAGCAAAGCCCCCTTTCGGGGGCCTAAAGGGCCAAGATTTCTCCGCAGCCCTTTGTTCGTCACGGCACGCCTGACGAGTTGGTATTTCTAGTTTACTTCACCTTGCAAAGCTTTTCAACTTGCTCGACCCACATCTCAAACACGGTCACTGCAAACTTGCGTTGCTGTTCGGCGGCTTTCATCCAGTCACTAAAAAAGTCCATCTTCATTCTCCTATAAATTATGCTGCGGTGCAGCAATTGTGTAACATATTACACAAAAATAGGGTATGGTGCAAGGGGGGACCCAAAAGAGGTGGGGGGTACATTCCAAAGATAAGTTGTATTACGAGGTTTAGAAAAAATAGCACCCCCCGGGGGATATGGTACCAAATAAAAAGGTATGGGGGTGGTTTCGCAAATACGACTTTTTTAAAGTGGGTTAAGTATTTGATTTATAGGAACATTTACTTTGTTAAGGGGTTTGGGGGATTTCAAACTAGTGGTATCTATTGTGCACATTACAGCGCAGAGCCGACCGCCAAGTAACATATAGCCCCATTTGGGGGGTCGGGTAGTGGTGGGGTCAAGCGGATACTGTCGGACATTATTTCAAATATCTATTGACATAGAGCTATGTTAGGCTGATAATAGAGTCATTGGTTAGGGAGTAAAGCGATACAAAGTATCACTCGCTTAATCAATATTTAATAGGAGTATTACCATGACTACAAAGAAACAAGCTATCAAATATACAGCTAACGAAATGCGTGCTATCGCTACTGCTAAGGCAGTCGTCGGTGTCGGCAATATGACTGCCGAGATTGATAAGAATTGCCAAGAGATTCACAAGGCATTAAAAGGCAATAAGCTCGGCACGGTTAAGAATGGCGACGCGGTAATGATACGCTTTAACGAAACCTTGGTAAGTGAAAAGCCAAGCATGAGTGAACAGACCCGTAAGAATTACCTTACCGCTTTCCGCAAGGCGGTGAATGAGGGAGTGCCGTTCAGTATGAATGCTTACCGCAAATCTACTGCCAAGGGTGCTAAAGGCAGTAAATCTAATGAGACTGGCGTAAAGCTCACTATCAAAGGTGAGCCAAGCATAGATGAGGTAAGCAAGGCATTGCGTGAGATTTTTAACAGCGAGAAGTTTAGAGAATCTTACGGTGAGCTCGCCAGCTTTATGGTTGATGCTCTTGATGAGTATGACGGTGAGTAATCACTAACACACAGCCCCGACTT